AGATTTATCAGGTTTAGTATTATAATTATAGACTCTTAAATTATATAGTGATAATGCCGGATCACCATTAGGTTGCAATAGAGTAATTGAATCAACATAGGATAAATAACTTGCAGTCGATGTGTTTAAACCTTGGAATAAAACATCACTTTTTTGTGGTAAATTGGCAATATCAACACCTTGTACCACAATATCTTGAATTCGAATAGAAACATTTGGTGTTGTCACATAATCTTCTCCATAGTTGGAGATATTGATTGTAGTAATTGAACCAGCTCTATCTGTAACAGCAGAGAATGTTGCACCATCACCTAAAATTCCTGGAGTATAAATTTGGGCGCCATGAGATTGAACATTTGATGAATTTATTGTCAAAATTGGTAAAGCATCTGCACGATAACCCATACCACCAGTTGCATAGTTGCCTGTGCCTGTAACATATTCTATATTTAAAATCTGTCCGTTGGCTGCAACTTCAGTAACATTTGCATATGCACCATAACCAGAACCACCCGTAAACACAATAGTATCATTCACTTGATAACCTTCACCGCCTGTTATGATTTGAATTGGTGCCAAGATTCCTAAAGTTTTTAAATTGGGTGTTTCCATTGCATCATTAGGATAGGATGAGATAGCAGTCACACCAGGAACTTTTGTAATATCACCGCCACCATTGGTTACAATAACGGATGATATTGGATAAGTTGCAAATGATTCAAAAGAAAATGCATCGGATAATTTTGTATTAATATTTGCATTTGGCCATGCCGCAAAATGGTAATCAGTATTTCCCAAATCAATAAATCGTTTTAATGTAATAGTATCTGAAGATATAAAAGCAACATTGGCCGTATTTGCTGGATTAGGGTCTAAAGAACCTACCAATGCAGCTGCACCAGGAGCATTGGTAATTTGGATTGTTGTATTTGGATATGTTGTATAACCAAAACCACCGGTCAACACATTAATACGCTTGATAGAACCTGCGGTGGTGGTACCTACTGTTGCTTCTGCACCAATGCCTGTGTTTGAATTTAAACCACCATAAACAACAACAGGATCACCTGGTTGATATAATAGACCACGATTGTTTGGGTCAATATTAATTTGAGAAATTTGACCTACAATTTTTGCTCGTAATGGTTGGCCATTAAACAATACATCTTGATTGTTATTGTCTACAACACGAACAAATTCACCAGACTGAAACAGGCGTTCAATATTGGAAATGAATACTTCGGTCTTTGTTCCATTATAGATTGAATTCTCTACTGTTGCAATTGATTTGGTAGTTTCACCAAACAGTCTATAATTTTGAATTTTTAAAAGGTTTGAATCGTTTGATGCCAGTTTTAAACTTTTAGAAACATACCATTTACCATCAGAAGCACGCAATACAGCATCTTTGTTGTAAAAAATATCTACATCAGAATTATAAAGTGTTCTGAATAAAAATTTATAAGATGCTGGTGTACCTTTTGATTGGTATAACTGTCTTGCAACTTTAATTGCCTGACTTTTATTCAATAGAGCATCTTTTGGAAAATATGGTAAAAAATCATTAGTAAAATATTCCATGAACTGACTAGTGGTTGTATCCACATCATCATAAGTCAATAGATTTTTTGAACCATCAGTTACGCCACCATTTTCTTCCATCCATTCATAGTATGCCTGTAAGAATAGAACAAAATTTGCGTAATCAGGATTATCCCGAACAAATTCAGGTAATTGTGATGGTATTAGTAATGAAGTTTTTTGGCCAGTATTAATCATTAACTTTTGGCAGTAACATTAACGGTGATTGCATTGGAATCAAATGGGTCGATTGTTATAACCCTATTATATGAAGAAGATATAATTGTTGTTGTTGGATTGGCAGTAATTGTTAATTGACCTAATGGGTCATCAACTTGAATTGGACCAAATGAATTTAAAGTTACAATACCAGAAACATAATCAATTGTACCAATATTTTGATTGAAAATCGTTTTTACATTATTAGTATTATTATAATATGTTCTTAAAGTACCATATCGACCTTGTAAGTTGACAACCACAGAACCTAATTGACCTGTCGTATCGTTACTTGCCGGTGTAATTGTTGCAATGGCACTTGTATAATTATTACCTGATGTTAATACATTAATTTGTCTGATTGTTCCGTTAGTATTGATTACTGCTTCAGCTGTTGCACCAGTACCATCACCTTGAATTGTAACGGTTGGAGTTAACTGATAACCAAAACCAGGATTCATAACAGAAATAGATTCTACACCGCCTGTTGAAGATGGTACTTCTTCAATATAAATTCCATCAATGATGTCTGCTTTGTTTAATGGATTTTGAAATTGCACCGCAGGCGAACTATTAATACCACTTAAAAACATACCTTTTTTAAGTTCTGTGCCATAATAAAAATTATATGTTTCTGGTGTGGTTAAATTGGGATAAAATTTCTTTTGTAATTGAACTGTGACTTCATTTGTAATAATAGATTGGTCAGCATTTTGTATTGCATTAGTTAATTCTGGAGCAGCAAAAGTTGAATTGAATGTATTTAATGTAGTATTTGTAAAATTATTAATTGCAGTAGTGACTGATTGACTAATTTGATTTGCTGTTGATGTAGTTTTCTTAGGATCATATACCACATTAACATTAAGTTTAATATAAGTGTAATCTGGATCAACAATCGTTGGTGTCACGGTCATTACCGAAATAGGCTTGATAACATTTTGAACAATTTTTTGTTTTTGTATATCTGTTATTGAATATCCACCAGTAGGTTTTAAGCATACAAATATTTGTCCGTATACTGGTGGATTATTTTCTTCACCACCCCACACATTGACAGCATCAAAAGAAAAACCTAATTGATTTTGTTGAATGGCAGTAATGTAATCTTCTTTAGTAACGGCACGGCTTTGAGCTGCATAAGCTTTAGGTGCTTGATACTTGATAGAATCAATAGATTCTTTATCTCCACCCGTTGTTGCAGGAGTTACAGAAACAACAGAAGATGCTCCATAACCACTAACAGTATCCATTAAAACAAAACTATTAGCTCCAGCGGCACCAGTTCCTTCAGTTGAAATGTAATTGACAATTACAATATTTCCATCGGTCAATTTTTTACCAAGTATACCATCACCAAAATATATTTCATAATTTCCATTTAAAGCTTCTTGTAAAAAATAAACTTCAGATGAACCATCCAATGTTAAATAATTTTTTGCAGAATTGTATATGGAATAAGATGCATTTGAAGATGATTGTTGCACAATTACTTTTAATGTGGAAGTATCAATTGAAGCATCTGGTATTTCAAAAATGAAATTTGGGTTTGAAGTGGAATTTACAGTAAATGAATATGTTGCGGTTACACCTTGTTTAATTGATACATCAGTAAAAGTTGCAGTATTTGCTACTGTATTTACAGTATAAGAATCTGGATTAAGAAAATTATAATTTACACCATTAAGCGCAGAAGAACTAAAGTTTAAATATGCCGGTAAAGTTAAAGAGCTATCAGAAACATTATTAAAAACAATATTAACGGTAGCTGTAGGGGCAATTGCAGATTTAGGTGTGTAATTTAATAGTTTGGCATGAGATACAACAGAACTTCTTTGAACAGCAGAATCCAAGAACATTTCATTGGCAACCATGTTTAAATAATATGCATTGTATTGAGTATTATAAGCCAAAACATCAACAAGTGTGTTTAAAGCAGAACCTTCAAAATTATAATCTTGAAAAGTTTCTTGACTTTGTAGGTATGTCAAAAAATTATTTTTGATTCCATCAAAATCTAAATTGGTAATTTGGATACTTGAATTTGCTCCGGCCATTATCTGGTCCTCTGTAATATTAAATTAATTGCCGTTGGTTGCGTTTGATTTCCAATAAAAACGGTCAAAGCAACGTTAAACTGGTTTTGGTCTGGTAATGCACCCACAACAAGAGTATTAATTGTAGCTCTTGGTTCATGGTTTGTTAATGTTCTAGTGATTTCATTTTGTATTAAAGTGGCAGTAAGTGGTGTTACCGGTTCAAACAATAATTGGTTTAAAGTGCTTCCAATATCTGGTTGAAATAATCTTTCATACAAATTTGTTGATAAAAGGTTACGAATTGAACGGATTACTGCCTGTTCATCATATTTTAAAGCAACATCACCTGTCGCCGGAATTGGTCGAAAGGTCAAATCTAGGTCGGAATAAAGGTGTTTAGTTGCCATTTATTTATTTATGATAGCTCAGGAGTAAATTCGCTTTTTTGGTTCTTAAAACTCGTCTAAAAAATTTTTGGGCCGGAATACAAAAATTTGAATTTTTCTAATTGTTGGCCGAATTTAGTTTTTCTATTAAACTTGGTGTTCCCACAACATTTTGTACCAAATAAGTCATTGTTCCACCCATACTATTGAATTGTTGTAAAAATGATACATCTTGGTTCATCTGACTAGAATTTTGATAGAATGTCCAATCTTGCATCCTTTGATTATAAAGAATACTTGTTGTTGAGAGTATGTAATTTTGTATGTTTGCAATTTCATTATTACTTAAATTTGATGACATTGATGTATTTCCTGTTTCAGGATCGGTCACCGTAATAATACTGCCTGCATATTCGGTAGTATATAATGCCAATTGAATTGTATTGGCTTGCAAAATATCGGGTATAAACAAACTGGTAAAACTACCAAGAATAGGTACCGTATTTGATACTCCATCAGATTTTGATAGAGTCAACATATTCAATTGGCCAATATTTTGTGCAGAATTTAAA